ATTTCAGAACCTGTATTTGTTGTTAAATAAATTGTATTACCTGAGTATGTACCACCTGTAATAACAGGGTATGAACCATTAAAAATTCTCCAATTTGCATCGTTTCTTGACACACCACCTTGTCCTTCGATTGTTGAACCAGTCCATGCAGTTATTAAATCAACACCTTGTGAAGTTGTTGACCTAACATTTGCACCATAATCTGTGAATATAACTGTATTAGATGCTCCTGTTGCACTATTCCAAATGGTTTCATAATTGTCAATTTGGAATTGATAAATTTTGTCGGTTTCATAAACATAAACCAACATTCCCAATCTTCTTCTACCCGATGACCAATAATCAGAATTTAATGTTAAAATGTTCGGTGAAAATGCAGCACCTGTTCCTTTAAAAAATTGAACAGGAATTGTTGAACCTGTGATATATCCTGTCTGTCCTGAAAAATCCCATTGCAAATCAGATAGGTTTGCAACTTCCATATAACCACCCGTATTGGACACTGAGTATGTGATACCAAAATTGGAGTTATTTTCTAACGAAACTTGAAAATTTTGTCTTGAGGCCGATTGTGGGTTATTGTATGGAAAACTCATTTTACGCTACTGTATTACCTTTAAAATAAATATTATCATTATCTGTTATGTAGAACGCCAAATCTGCAAAAGTTGTATAAACTTTATACGTATCTACGGGTATTGTTCCTCCTGTATATGTGAAGGTATAATTTCTTATTGTTGAATCTGTAATAATTGTGTTTAGTGAATTTGAATTTCCGTTTACACTAAAATCAATTTGGATTTGTTCTAAACCATTTGTTGAACCTGTTGGTATAATCCATGTGTACCAAGCGGCACCACCAACACTGCCAGCAGGAACTTGATGTGTTCTAAAGTTAAATGCTGTAATTGCATTTCCATAAGTGTCAACACCTCCCGATGTTTGTGGTACAGTTTCAGATTGTACTGCAGGGAATGTGCCACCTGTCCAACCTGAGAATGATACATAATCATTCATATCAATATTAAATTGTGTTGAATTTGATGTATCAGGTATTGATGAATTTGTAAATCCAAAGAATATTCTTGCATTATCCAAATCATACAAATACTGACCAATATTTGTTGAACCACTTTGAGGTTCAATAAATAAGTATGCAAATTCAAGAGTCGAACTTGGTGAAGGAGTAATAGTTGGAGTTGGGGTAGGAGTTGTTGTTTCTGTAGGTGTTACAGTTGGCGTTGGTGTTGGACTTGCACCAGGCGTTTGTGTCGGTGTTGTTGTAACAGTCGGTGTAACAGTTGCCGTTGGTGTCGGTGTTGGTGTAGGAGTTGTAAGACAAATTGGGTCATCATTATATATTACAATAGGTAAACCTGCTACCATTTCGGTTCTTGTCGCGGCTGAATATATTGCGGTTGTTCCTGTAGAACCTGAATAAACAGCAAACGGTCCTAAGGCATTGGATTGTGAACTTATTTTAACCAAATAAGTTTCTGAACATGCGGTTGTTGTTACCTGAGACTGAATTGTCGTTGCCGAACAAGTTGGGTCATTATTAACAACGAATATATTAAGGGTATATGCTGATGCCATTTGAGCTCTTTACATCATAAATACTTTAAGATTAAAAAGTAGGTTGTAAATTTTAATTATATATTTTTATAAAAATAATTAATTTACGGGGTTGGTGTTGCCGTTGGTGTTGGAGTTGGAGATGGTGTTGGAGAAACTGTAGTAATTGAAATACAAAATTCACATTCAGTTGAATTTATTATCACATCAAATGGACATGTTGTATCGCAATCTAATACTTTAAAAATTTCACAGTTGTTCGCATCAATCATTTTTAAAATGACTTGTGATGCTCCGACAAAGATTGATGGTAATAAGAATGTTAATGTTGGCGTGGTTGTACTACCTGTACCAATTAAAGTACAATTATTTAAATCCAATCCACACATATAAAATGTGAATGGAGCCGTACCTGTTACCGATGTTATGTATAATTTTGCACCCATTAATTCTTATATATTATTGTATAAATTACGGCATTTCCATTTTGATTAATCCAATCACAAGCATCATCTTCATTTTGAAATGATAAATTTGGTACTTCAGTTGGTGGGTCAGTTCTAAGGTCTAATATATAATACATAATTATGAGAATGTTACTGTTATTGTTTGTGTGGGTTGACCGCATGAACTTCCATTTAATCCACCCCAGTTTAGATTTTTAATCATTGGTCTTACTGTATATGTTGTACCACCACCACAATCACAACCACTTGAGCTTGTTAAAAAAATTGAATTGTCGGTTACAGTTCCTTGAACACACCCGTTAATAACTCTCCATGTTCTAGAGCCAATAACAACCGAAAAGTTAGTTCCTGTTGTTCCTGTTCTTAAAGCATTTGCAATATCTTGGACTTTAGCATCTGTAACTGTTAATGAAGTACCGAGGTTGTTTGATATTGTCATGTTTGTATAAGTACCTGTTAATTGACCTCTAAATGTTGTCCAAGCATTTTCAATTGATGCTGAAGGAGCACTACTACCTGTAAATGTTTGTGAAAAAGTAACACCACTATTAACAACATATGATGTCCAATATCCATTTGTGTTCAAATAATTTTTTGCGGTTGTCGTATCTATAAATGTCTGTGTCTTAATTACAGAGTTACACAAATTAATAAACCCTTGGTCAGTACGTCCTGTCGCCCTCCAAAATTGAACATAAGCAAAACCACCTGTTGGTGTTGGTTGTGTACCACCACTTTGTGGATATGCAATAACATATCCCAAATCTTCATCAGGTCCATTCCACCATTGTAAACCTGTGGATGTAAATCCGCTTGTTGGCACGCCTATTGCCAAGTTTCCAACTTGTTCAGTACCTGAGATTGTTGAGCCTGTATTATAAGCAAATGGTCTTGTGGTTGCCATATGTTATAAATACCAAAAAATTAAATATTAGTAGATTTTATTTAACACCAAAAATTCAGAATAGATTGAATTTCCTGCATCCGCAGAACTCCATTGTGCTGTAATGTCTAAAGTGTTAGAAATTGTTGTATCAAATGTCGTATTGTTTAAATCTGTAAAATCTGAACCTTCAAATGTTGTGCTAGCATCTTTTGAATAATTAAATTGTCCTCCTGACAATATTGAAGCGGTTCCTGCGCCACCAATATTTCTAATTGTAAAATAAATCTGTAAATTAAAATGTTTGTTAGTTGATTGCGACATTGTTATTGGTCCAATAGTACCTAAAACAATTGCATTTGATTTTATTCTAATTGTTAATGTATCATTATTTTTAGATGAAATATGACCCATAATTGAAACACTAAAAGAGTCTCCAACTGTAAAACCGCTAGGTGGAACATTTAGGGTACCAAGACCCGTACCAACAATAGATGATTCCGATGTTGTTGCAGAAACAGGTATACTATCACTTGTTTGTGAAAATAACCCATAAACCACAGGATATGGTGCTGGTGCCGCAGATGTCCCACTAGTTCCTGAAGAACCACTTGAACCTGATGTTCCGCTAGTTCCTGAAGAACCACTTGAACCACTTGTTCCTGAACTACCTGAAGTTCCTGAAGAACCACTTGAACCTGATGTTCCGTCACTACCACTAGTTCCTGAACTACCTGAAGTTCCTGAAGAACCGCTTGAACCACTTGTTCCTGAACTACCTGATGAGCCACTTGTTCCTGAACTACCTGATGAACCACTTGAACCTGATGTCCCGTCACTACCACTTGTTCCTGAACTACCTGATGAGCCACTTGTTCCTGAACTACCACTAAATTGTTCTGTTAATGCTGAAAATGGTATTGAATATGTCACCCCTGATGGTACCAAGTCATAATTGACAATGACCATCAATGAATCGGGTGAACCTGATGTTGCTAAAGGAAGTTGCGATATTGGTAAATTTGCCATTTTATATAAATATATTTTGTTGTTTTATTATGCGGGGTTCCAAATTATTTTATCACCATTTTCTTGTAATATAAAGTCACCATTTTCTTGTAATATAAAGAATGTATCAACACTTGATGGTGTTATTGTCGGCGTAACGGTAGGTGTGGGTGTTGGTGTTTCTGTACCCGTTGGTGTAACAGTAGATGTTGGTGTAATTGTTGGGGTAGATGTTATAGATGGTGTAATTGATGGTGTTGGTGTAATTGTTGGTGTTGGGGAAGGTGTTTCTGTCACCGTTGGTGTAACAGTAGGTGTTGGTGTAATTGTTGGTGTTGGAGATGGTGTTGGTGTAAACAAACATGGGTACCCTGATTGGTCATAAAGTACCACTTGGAATGTGCAATCTTCATCACACATTATTTGTTTTTTTACTTCACAATTATTACTATCAATTAACTTAACAACAATAATTGGTGCAGTATCATATAAAGAAGGTAGATAAAAAACTTGTCCTAATGTTGTACCACTTAATACCCCAACGTAACTACATAAAACTTCAAGCAAATCACAAACATAGACATCATACGGTGTTGTACCCGTAACGTTTTGTATGATTAATCTTGATGCCATTATGTTTCACAATAAATATCATAATCAATGATTAGACCACTAATAAACTCCGAGTCACTCAATTGGTCTGTAGTACCATCACACTCGGATTTAATCTCTATTACATTTGTTATTGGATTTACTGTATACGAACCAACACCCGTAATTCCTGATAAAATATTTTCAATGGTATCAACCCATAAAGACTCACTTGGTACATCAGACAATGTAGTTCCCGTGTAAAAATTTTCAGTATATGTATTACCTGAAATCTCAACTGTTGCGGTGTATATCGCGTTTGACAATACACAATTTGTGTTACCTGATGTTAAATCATAAAAGCCTTCATTTAACATAGATTCAAAATCTCTTTTGTTATTGTATGTTGTTGTAAATCCACTACTAACAATAGGTATTACTTGATATCCACTAACTGTTGGTGTACATGGTACTACAATACTTCTAGTTAATGTACATCCACTAGAATCTGTTACTGTTAATGTATATGTTCCACCGCTTAACCCTGTTGGATTTGGACCACTAAATAATGATAAATTTTCCGACCATTGATATGTAAATGGTGGTACTCCGCTAAATATTGTAGTTACAATTGTACCATTGTTATTATTGGGACCACAATTTGTTGTTGACAAACCAAAATCTAAAACTTCAGAATCTTCAATTGAAAATGATGTGTAGACCGAACAATTGTCTTGGTCTCTGACTTGTAATTCATAAACACCAGATGTGAGTCCGTTAAATGTTACCGCAGATTGTATAATATCAATATATTGTGTTACAGCAATATTATTTTTAGTTAATATCATATCTAAAACACCTGTGTATCCTGTTCCAACATTTACTGAACATGTACCATTGTCTGAACCACAAGTAGTCCCTGTTGTTGACGCGCTAAGTGAGAATTTATCTGATGTTAAAATAGTAACTTCTTGACTGTATTCACAACCTGATTGATTACTAATCACAACAGTATATGTCCCACCATCTAAGTTAGAAAATGTTTGTTGTGTTAAATTTTGTATAAATTGCTCAGTACTAGAATCTGGTTTTATTAAGGTATATGTAAATGGTGTATTACCAATAACATTAACTACTATTGTACCACCGCTAATGGAACACGTTGAATTTGTTGTTTGAATCCCTAAAACCGAAAATCCACCAGAGTCTTGTAAGTACACTTCAGAACTTGTAGAACATAGTGTTGCATCCGTCACCTTGAATATTGTCGTTCCAGGACTAAATCCTGAAAAAACAACATCTGTTGAATAACTTATTAAAGTACTTCCATTACTACCCGAATAATAGAACGGTCCTGTACCACCTGTTATAATAATTCTAACCGTCCCATCTCCCGAAAAACAAGTTGGGTTTGTTGTTTGTAAAGAAACAATTTCAAGTGGGTTTGCATTGTTTACTGTGGCAATTTTAGTTGCTGCGCATCCTGTTGAATCTGTAACTGTAACACTATATGTGTCAGCAGTTAATCCTGTTATTGTCGTTCCTGTTGAACCGTTGTCCCATAGATAAGTAAATGGTGGATTACCTGTCAATCCTGTGATTTGTACTTTACCCACATTACCATAACAATTAGTATCGTTAACCACATAAAAACCATAATCAACAGGTGTTGATGGTAGTATAATTATTGATTCTGAATAACCTGAACAACCACCATAATCTTCATAATAAGCGTTATACACACCACTCGGAATTGATGTTAATTCTAATTCACCGTTTGATGTGATACCTGTTTGAATTAACGTCGTACCAGAATAAAGTTTTAACGTAATTGGATATGCTGTGGATGTTGCAGAAAGTGATATTGAACCGTCGTCTAATCCACATGTTGTTGCAGAAACTGATGTAACATTTAAACATCCGCCACTGGATACAATAACGTTAATATAAAATTCATTATTTACATCACCTAACGCATCATTAGCCCTGATAATATATTGTCCCGCCGATAATCCTGTTTTAGTAGAACCTGTACCTAAATTTGGTGTAACAAAATCAATAGTGTAAGGTTCAACACCACCCGATAAACTTACTGTTATAATACCCGAATTGGTATTATAACAATCACCAGTAACATAAAAATTATAATCAAAAGCCGCCATTAACTACAAGATATTTCCACATTTATTCCAACATTTAATGTTAGTATTTTATTTGCAAACAATTCTATACAACCCGAATTAGAAATAATTAATCTATTAATATCAACATTATAATTCAAACCGTATTGATAAATACTTGACAAGTAAGTATCCAAGGCATTTACCCACTGTTCTTCACTTGGATACTCGTATATTCCATATCCTGTGAAAAAGGGTTGTTGTATTAATATCGTATCATCAAGTCTTAAGTCAATATACCAAGTAGAGGCAATAGAACTTGTATTACAATTGGCTAATGTATAACCACTTGACGCTATAACAGAATTGGTTGCAATTGCCAAAGCGTCTGAGAACGAATTTATAATTGATGTTGTACCACTCCAAGGTATTGTACTTGCGGTTAACGTTTCGTCAATACAATCATAAGAAAATACAACACCATCAGCAACACAAGGTGTACAAAGTAATGTCGTAACAATACAACCTCTTTGTCTTCTATATACATATTTTTGTCTATGAAATGCCGAGTTTTCATATTTTAAACCACCATTCCATATTGTAGATGATGGTATTACTTGTTCTACTAATTTTGTCCAATAATCCCCAATACCTAAACAATAATCAATCATTTTCTGATACGTGTACTTGTTTGTCGTAATTCCTTGGTCTTCTAATGAAGTTAAGTATTTCCAATAAACAAGTTGTAATGTTGGGTATCCTGAAGATTTACCATCAGTTGTAAACCATCTATTTCTAACATTAATCATGTTATAATAAAAATCCTGAGCAAATTCGGCAAAAGTTTTTACTTGTGGTTGTGGATTTACATATGTCCAATCTATATTTCCTGGTGATGGATATGGTGTTGTTAATCCTGTATATGGAATTGGATAGTTGGTAAGGTTAGATTGTTCCCAAACATCATAAGTAATTCCTTGACCAACATTTAAAAACAAGTCAACATTTTTAACGTTAACTGTCAAACTATCATCAATGTTTAATATATTAGTCTGTGTCGATTCAGATTTCAAAGTTGATTTATTCGCTAAAACATTAAAACCAATTCCATTTAAATTTGGAAACTTTCTGTATCTATCTAAAAATTGTTGTCCAAAAGATGGTGCTTGTTTTATTACTTTAACACTTGGTGTTGTACTCGTATATGTTAACTGTGTTGTTTCTACTAATGTTTCACTAACGTGAAATGAATTTTGTTCATACCATCCTTGTCCTTTTTGGAAAAAGAAGTTATTTGTTTGGTCAGGAGTTTTAGTATATCCATTTTCATTTATTGGGTAGTCAGCAATTGTGTATGGTGAATTACTTGATACAACATTTGTTGTAAAAGCACTATATGTTTTTCCTTTTATTTTATATTCACTACCAACTAAATACCCAGGTATGTTTTGATTGTATGTACCACCTGATATAGTTGCATATCTATTTAAAAAGTCTTCATATGAAATTTTTCTATCTGCAACATATATTGTTTCGTTGAACTCAATTAACGCTTCGGGAGCCCCAATCATTCTCATTAAAAATTCTACCGATTTTCTTGTTCCTTTTGATTTAAATAGGTTTGACGCATTTAATATTAATCTTCTATAAAACTCAAAATTAAGCTCTGATGGTGTTTCATCTCTTGTCCATCCCTCATATATTGATTTGTTTTTTACACCATACGTTGATGTTAAAAAATCTTCATTAGATATTGGTGATATGTTTGTGTTCCATCCTAATGTTTTTGCCAAATTTATTAAAAGAGCTGATGGTATATCATTTTCAGATACATAATCAACCGATGTCATTCTTGCCAATCCATCAATAAAAACTTTTGTCTCATCAAAACTTCTACCATATATTTGTAAAACTTTTTCAATTTTTTGGTCAGGTGTATCAAACTCTTTAAATGAATCTGTTATCAAAAATCTACTAATTAGATTTGTTTTAAAATTATCAATCTGTGACGCAAATAAATTTAAATTATGTAAATAAACATTAAAATTATTTGTTATTATGTCTATATTCCAAATACCATATAAGGGCCATGTCAAATATTCATAAGAAGTATAAAATTGTCCATTTTCAGTTTCTTTTGGAACCTTGAATTGTGCTGTGTATTTTGGTATCACAAACCTATTTAACAAAAATTGTTCTACAGCATCAAAATCATTTAAGAAAACCATTTCGGTTTTTAATTTATTTGGTCGGATAACCAATGAAGTTGTAACGTTACTTAAACCTGAAAAAGGATTTCCACTAACAGAAAAACTAATTGTACCAGCGGTTAAAGATTGTGATGGTGTAAAAAATGTTACATGATATTCTTCAGATTCACTACCTAAAAATAAAGAATAATCTAAATAGTTTCTCGTTAAATTTCTTAAATAACTAACATCATCAGGTCTAAGAGATATGTTCCTTTCTGCATTTACAGTATAATCAATGTCTAATGTATTTTTTATTCTAGCAACATCCACATCAAAAGATGTAAAATTTTCATTTTGATTATACACAATATTTGTTGCAGTATAACCAGTAGAATAATCAAAATATACCTTATCTATTTCAATAGCCGCGGGAAAAAAATTAATTATGTGCCTTACCGAAGTTGAAAGTCTTTTAGTTAATGAGCCATATAAGGTAAAGTTAGTTACATCGGTTAAATCGTATGATGGGTAAACTTTTAAATCGATTGCCAATGCCGCTCTAGCCTGCTCTAAATCAACGTTTAAAGTATCTAATGTAATCGAATCAGAAAATACACCATCGGGATAATCCGTATCAATTTTTTCAGTAACACCATAATCCCAAATAAAATTAGTATTGGTAAGTCCACCACCTTTGGTAGTTTGAAAACCAACTAACTCTTCATTCGGGTCTAAAAAACCCGCACCAGGATTTGGGATTACTATTTTATTCATTATTCGGGTATTATATTATCTAAACTATAATTGAATGCAATATTATTAAGTCTATCTTGACGAACTTCATAAAGTAAGTTACCGAAATCATCCCTAACTTCAAACAGATTATATTGTTTATATATTCTACTTTCAGAATCATAAATGGTGTAGACACCTGTTTCCATTGCTTTACTTTGGTTACCGTATAACGCAATTGCCACACTATTTAAATCATATTCTGCCATTTCAATTTCAATAGTAAATGGGTTGAAAAATGTGTTTGTTAATATAACATTTTGACCTGGTTGTCCAATATATGGAACAGCATTTGGGTTGTTTGATGGAGCACTTGATGGTGATACGGTACAAAAAACTAAGTTTTTTGCCGATGGAGCGTCAATATATCTGTATCTTACTGAACTAATATTACTAGTGCCTGGTTGACTAACAACAGCATCAACAAAAAAAGAAGATGTTATCATCCTATAAAAATTAGGAATTTTAGTACCATCAGAATTTAAATATTCTACTCTATATCCAACAAGACCTTGTGAAACAAATCTATTTCTAAATTGCGAATCTACATTATTTGTATCAATAACTAACCCCTTAACACTTGGTAATGCCGCTAAAACACCGCAATCTGTTAAATTAGTTCTAATTTGTACAGGTCTAACCATTAAAGTGTAAATTCCAACTTTATTAAATTCTGTTGCAGGTAATTTCATATTATACAAACCACCTAATATTTCATTAGTACCACCACCTGTATTGGCGTTGTTAAAATATGGTGTTAATATTTGTGATGCGTTTAATTTTTTAATTACAGGATTTGATGTAAAATCTCTTGATGGTGTATAAACCATAATGATTTCAACATCTTCGGGTGCCATGTCGGCGGGTCTAGTTATACCATAGGTTCCAAGTGCCATATTATTGTTCTATTATTTTAAAATATCCATATCCGTATTTTATGAGGTCTCCGAGATTGTCAACTTCCCCTAATCTTAGAAAACTTTCAGTCCCTGATAATCTACCTCTATCAATAAATACATTTGATTGTATTTCTGTTGCGTTTACCATACCTATTAATATTTCTTCTTTTACTATCGGTACTGGTGTCATATTATATTCTGTCATACCTGATACGATTGGAATTACTTTGTCAGGTTGTGATGGATTTATATACCCTGTAATGAATAGAGTGTATCCTGCGGGAAAATCATAATACAATACATTGTCATATGTATACCCTGTGTAATCATCTTGTATCGCAGTAATCCAACCAATTACAGTTTCTTTTCTATATACAGGTGCACCAACAACATAGGTGTATGGTCCATATTGTTTTAATTGTGTTACTTTAGAAGTTGTAAATCCTGTGACAAAATAAGGTACTGTTGTGTAATTTGAACTTTTTTGTGCGTAAATAGAATTATAACTATCACCTGTAAAAATCCATTTATACGATATTGGTGTTGCCGACCAAGCGCCTGAGTTCATAATAAAATAATATTCCCCATCAGGATTATTAAAACTTACTTTACTATATGGGACAGTAATATTTTTTGTTGTTACAGTTGTTCCCCAAGCCGCGGTACCACTAAGACTAACAGAATAAATTTTACTTTTACCATCTATTAGTGGTGGATATGAGTGCTCAATATAACTTGGGTACTTTTTAACAAAAGTTTCAATTGGTGATGCATCACCCCAATCAATATTATAAGTGATTTCTTGAGATAAAGCCTCTGATGTATTATAAACAAATAAATTATATGGTGACCCTGTTGTTGCCGAATAAATAAAATTATTATTAATATCTTGTTGATATATCGCACCATCAAAACCAGAATAATAACCAATATCCTTATATGATTGTTCAAAAAATACAGGAATTGTTAAACCTGTCAAAACAGAATCACCATTAGTACCACCCGATAAAAGGTAAGTTAACCCTGTCCAAGATTGTTCAGTCTTACCACTAACATTAACATTAACGATTGCAGATTTTAAAAACTCTTGGGAAATAACTATATTGTATTGTTCAGTGTTCACGGATTTACATATTCATACCATTTTATGGGTTTAGATGTTGTTCCAACCCTTGTTTCGTCTGTTATTGTGTCGTCTAAATAAACTTCATATTTGTACGTATCGTAGTTTAATTTTAATGTATAGTAAAAATATGTTTCTTGTGAAAAATTAAATTTATCTTGTAGTTCACCTTGAGTTATATTCATCATTCTTTTAAATTGTCCAATACCCGCATCATAATACTTACATGACATGTACAAGGTATCGATATCAATGAAATCTCTATTTTTTAACCAATAGACATAATACCCTTCTTTATCACCAACATGATTTAAGGAAAATTTTGGTTTTTTAATCTTTACCGTATTTTGTCCTATAACCGCATCTGTTGTTAAACCTTGTTGTGCGGGGATTATAATAGTTAATAAGATTTGTTGTCTTGTACTTTTTTTACCGTCATAAAAGTCTAACTTAAAATAAGATTTATTGAAAACTCCTTCGTAATAATAAATTTGTCTGTTTGTATATCCATTAGCTCTATAATCTATAACCCAATTATCACTATTAGTCGTTGCGGTAATTGACGAATCGGTTTGAGCAGAATAAAAATAAAATTCATAATTTATCGAAGTATTATTTGGTGGTTCTTTAATAGATTCTCTCCAAGGTAAATGTGAATACCTTATAGTCTCTAAATCGTCAATCGGGTTAATACTTTGTTGTATGATTTCTGTTTCAAAAACATCAATACTTTCATTCACCCCACCCAAATCCCAAGGCGCTAATATCGGCAAGTTAATTGCCAAATCACCTGTCAAACCAGATATTGGTGGTACGGGATTATATCTAAATCTATAATTATTCACAATTATCAGATATAGGTTCGTCGGTTATTTCAACCTCAAAGTTTATGTTCTTAAACGGTGTAGTTAAAAGAAATAATACATCACCAAATGGGTAATGAGCGTCATTCAAATATGGATAATTAACACCAACATCACCATCAGATTCACCGTATGGTATTATATCACGCCAAATCCATTTGTTTAATCCTTCGGAATAATAAGCCCAAGGTTTTTTTGTTGTGGATATTTGACCGTCAGAGCTAGATAAAGTTGTGTAAAATTCTCTAATTGTGATTGGGTGGTGTGGTTGATAAAAATAACCTGGTGGTATTGTTGACCCGTTATCATTTGTTTGATAAACCGAATCATTAAATGTTATTTTGTGTTGGCAATTAGATACAACATATTCCGTTTGTTCTATTTCATTGTATTCACAAAAGTCACCAATTAAAATATCATCTTTTTTAGGTGGTATATTATAATAAAAATTATAAAGTTTAGTAAGTGATGCTCTCTGATATGTACCTACACTTATATTCTCTAAACTATCAACATTATTAATTCCCCACCAATCGTCAATCACATCTTGATGAAAATTAAAATTCCAACCATATTGTAAAGCTTTATTAGTATTCAATAATGGTTTATTGAACCATCCATAATAACCTTTATTAATTATTGTTGCGTAAAATTTGGTTATTGGTTTAAAGTTGTTATCATATATTTCTTTAATATCAAAATCGTTTTGAAATGTAAAACTATAACTTTGAGTTCCTTCTTTAATTGAAACTCTTTGTTGTAAGTTTGGTGTTAGGGCAGAATATTCCATTTTTTGTTGTGTTGAAAATGGATTGTTTTCAAACCCTAAATTATTAATATTCGAATCTGTTTCATTGGTTAAAAGTTTATGTAATCTAACATAATACTTAGATTTTGTTTCACCTGAATTTTCAATATTAACAATACGTTTAAGTGTTCCTGTGGTACCATTTAAAAATGTTGTACCTGTATAACCAAGGTCCTGAATTGAAAAACTTGTATTTGCATTGTCGTAATTTGGTTCTCCTAATAAATCAACTCTAAACAAATTGTTATTATTGTATTTTATTGACAATTCAACATATTGTGATGTTTGTAAATTGTGGTTACCACCACATCTAAAAGTAATGTATTTCACACCATTTATAACATTATTAAAAAGTGTAAAAGGTATACCATCAGACGCTTTGAATGAAATTGTGTTACCATCCAATTGCTTATCAACATAACTCATTTTTTGTTCTGTTGATGAAGAAAAAGGATAACTTAAAAACACAGACCAATTATATGTTGAGGCGCTTTGAGGTTTAAATAGTATGTGTTTATTATCATAGTCAGTTCTTATGAAATTAAACTCGTTGTATTGTGGAAACCCGTTCCATCTTAATCCAAAAGTATCTGGTACTCTTTCAAAGTTGTTAAATAATATTTGGTTGTTTTCAACAACTTCTAATCCATTAGTTAAATATAAGAAATTTTTAAATCCATCATAATCTGTAGAACCTTCAATTATATTTGAAAATATATTTGTTATTTTTCCACTAATTCTAAACAATGTTGAATTTTGTCTTTCAACTTGGGATTGTTCTAAAAGGTTTACATTCCTTGTTCTGTCTGATTCAATGAATTCTTTTTGGTCAGATATAAACTCGGCAGGGATAGAAATAATTCTTTCAGTCGCACCTTTATACCTGTCACTACCTTTTAATATTGTAATATCACTTTGTACTCCTGCCATTATAAATCAATTAAATTTTTCTTTACAAATATGTCGTATGCTGTTTTTCCAACTTTTAAACCAAAATAAAAGTGGAATGGCGCACCAACAATAAATTTTGATGGGCTGTCAGAATTTAAAAATCCATCATATGTAAATCCTGTTACAATACCTGTTGCACCTGTTAATCCAATTGAATCATAAATGTATCCAGGTCTTTGCGTTGTTGGGTTTTTAATTCCGCTTTTAAAATACGTATCATCATTTAGTCGGTCAATTCCTTGATATGGTATTATTTTAAAGTCACTTCTTTTGGTTGCCCAGTTATTATTTTCAGAACCAAAAATACTTTGTTTACCTGTTGGTTTTAATTCCCATTTATACATTGGTACTGTCTGTGAGTTATGTCCAAAAAAGTTATATGCAAACTTTGTTGGTGTATCTATAAATATTTCTCTACCAGGTGTTACCAAATCTCTTGGTGTTGTATCACCACTAAAGAAGATACCAACAATAGGTTCAGGTGTCGCATTAAAAAATAAATTAGCGTCTTTATATGTTTCAGGTGAAAATGGTACCACACCAAGTTCACTATTAATACTTGTTAATTGTGCGTAGTCACCATCTATTTTTTCACCAGGTCTACTAAATAATTCTCCAATACCACCACCAAATGATAATAATTTTTTTAAAAAACTGTCATTTGATAATCTACTTATAATAAATAATTGAGTTATGTCACCAATATTTGAATATGATGTGGCTTCAAGTCTATCTATATTATATCCTTGAAATTCTGGTTTATTACAAATAAATTTAACAATGTTATCTTTAGGACCTAAATCCATCATTGTTGTTGGATTACCTAAAAAGTATTCATTTGAACCTTGTTCTGTAGTATTTCCTTCTATTGTCTTTCCTATAAATTTTGCAGTACTTTGATTATATGGTGATGACCTATAAAAGAATGAATTATTTTCTTCTCTGAAAACTATCTTGTCTTTACAATACAAATATGTTGGGTTTTTTGTTTCTAATGCAGGATATACTTTATCGTTTTGGAAACCAGGCATATATAAAACACCATTAATCCATTGATTTGTAAATGTCATTCCAACAACATTTCTACAGATTGCAAAACCCATTAGAAATCTTGACCTCCACTCGGCAAACGCTTTTAAATCCGCAGCAATAGCCAACTCCTTTGCAACTAATCTATAACATCCATTAACCATTATTGGATAATCTTTATCACCGCTAGTATAATATACATCAGGATAATCATCTTTTGGTGTTTTAACAGATATACTATCACCTGCAGTTTGTTGATATGCATCTAAAGGCACCATGTTATTACAACTAAACGAACTAATAACTGATGTTGTTCCTGAACCATAAGCTTCTTCAAAATCCACACCTTGTCCTGTTGTAAAATCTGAATTTGCGGTTACCGTTCCTAATATCTCAGTAGAAATCCCATCATCTGAAACAACCGAAAGTGTAAAAGATTTGTTTTGAGCGAAAACAAATCTGTCATCAAATGAACTTGAACGTGGTAATCTATCAGACCTCATTATTATTTTACTATTTGATGACATGTTCATAGTTATTCCTGTTGAATATACATTTGTATTATATGTTACTAAACCCGCCCCACACCACCTTGTTCCTATAGTTTCAGTACCTTTACATCTTCTAGCCATCAATCCACCACCTTCAACATATTCATTTTCAAAGTAACTATCGGGTGAATTATTCACATATGTATTTGGTCCTGACCACGCCCCACTTGGTACTGTTTTACCCGCAACATAATAACCACTTAGTTGAGTTCCAATAGGGTTGTTTATTTTTATATCAGGATTATCTGAATCATTTTCAGAATCAAAATTAGAAAATAAAGAATGATTGTGTGTTGTATACGCACTATATTTAAAAAGTCCTGTACCTGTAGATGCGGTAAAAACATATGACGGACTAAATAATGACACACCATTGTTATTGATAATTTTATCGTGACGTAATAAACTTAAATTATTATTGATTGGTATGTTTAACTTATAATCTGATTCAACAACTAATTCACCATCACTTAATCCAAATGGTTTTGATATATCAATTTTAGTTTTTTGTCTAGTTGTATATGGGTCAACACCTTTCATTAACATAACCACACCTAAATTTTTATAGTTTTGAATTGATTTTAATTGTTTTACATTTGTAGTACCATAATTGGGGTTATTATCTTTATCGGTAACATTATTGAAAACTATATCCATCTCACCATCAATGATACGTCTATAAAAACTTTTAGAATAAATTGTATTATTTTTCGTTTTATTGGTTACAATATTTTCAATGTCACCAACAGTTGTCGCGGTAACAACTTGGTGATATTCGATGTCAGATGGAAATGTATAACTACCAATACCATTTGTATATAATGTTTGGTTAATTGCAAATGATTTTTTAATCATTCCTCCGCCATTTGGTGATGCGTAAGTTATTTCTATTTCAGTAGTACCAGATGGTATTGTTGTACCTGTAACTGAAAAATTATTTAATCCATTTTGTACTGTAGACGCACTTAAAATATTAATATCATATGTCCTATTTAAGTTTACAAATGATATCATAGAACCTGTCGTAAATGTACCGATTTGGTCGGCATCAACTAAAAATACTAAAGGTTGGTCTTCATAAAATGGAGTTGCTCTATCTTTATTTTTTTCATAATTAGGAAAAATTTTTATTCTATTTGACCCACCACCATCAACATTGTCAAAATAATGTCCTTTTGTGTTATAAAGATTAATTCTTTCGGGTAAGGGAATTTCGTTTTTACTCCAATAAGATTCATTATTGGTGTTATTATAATAGGGTGTTCTTGCGTAGTTTTTAGTGTCAACATCATCTCTACCTGCAATAACTTCACCAAAACCTGAATTTTTCTTTAATATTAAAATGTCATTATCAAGGTTTTCAAATGGTTGATATACACCAGGTAAATTAACGTCCGCCAATGGTGATGAATTAACATCACCATTAGATAATGTATCGATTCCAAAATTATTACTATCATCATTACCACCATCACTACAATCACATGTTGAACAATCAGGATATGTAATCATTGGTAAATTAAATGCAGGAAATTTAAATTTTCTAATTTTATTGAATAATGCGGTTACTATTCCTGCGGCCGCTGCCCAAGCAATTGCTTTTAAAGCGAATGGTAGTACTAGTAAAAATGTCGCACCAAAACTTAATGCTGAACCTGTAGCCGCGGCGGCGGCAGCAAGAGCTTCTTGTGTTGAGTTATAAATCGCCAAAGCGATAAACGCGCTTAATAATATTGGTGCAAAGTTATTCCATAAAAATTTAACAATATGATAAATTATTATTAATGCTGCTCCAACAATTGAAAGTAATTGAAATATAATGGCAATGATAAAATACAATAAGTCAAAGTTCCTAACTCCGTCATTTGTTGGGAATTTATTGACTTCGCTTTCACAACTTCTTTCCAATATTTCTTTGATTGATAAGAATCTACCTCTATTGGTACCTTTTCTATATTCATCAATTAATTGAGCCGTTGTGTATACTTTGTTATAATTAAATTCATAAAAAAAATCTCTACAAGAAATTGCTTCGTCTTTATCAGGATAATCATCCCAATCTAAAGAAAATGAATATGATTTTTGTAATAACGCTTTTTGGTATGGTATATTTTTAAACGTTAATTTTACTGTTCTATATGTGTTTAATGTTTGTGTTCCTGAATTAAAGTTTATTGATTTAGCCTTTTTATCTATAACAATTTTTATAATACCTCCTTTAGGTAAATCAATCCATTTACTATTTTTAATTTCAAAATCTGTTGAGCCAGTTTCTTTAATATATATTGTTATTTTATTATACTGTCCCTCAATTTTATCTAAAAATAAAGTTGTTTTTGCCGCAAAAGAACTTGTAACTATTTCCTGTATTTTAAGATTGTCATCACTAAAAACATATTGTTCTGTTGTTTCAGGTAAGTAATTTGGGTCTGAATTACTGTTTTCCCACCCATATTCTTTAATGTTTGGAACTAAATAATTCGCTCTTAATAAGGAACCCTTTGGATTAAACGCACTAAGATTTATTAAACCAGGTCCTATTATACTATCACTAGATTGTATTGCACCTAATTCTTTTTCACCATCTTCCCATTTAATTTTAAATCTATATTTTCCTTTTGTTGGTATACCAATCTTAGGGTCATTTGATAATACTAATTCACCAAATTCATTTGTTGTGACATAATCTAAATTCATAGGTACATCAACTACAAATGCACCGTTTTCATCAATTACTTTACCCCCTTGTTCAAGTTGATATTGTTCTAAAACAGGGTCACCATTAACATCTGAATTAATTGTTTGTCTGATAGCCAATATTCTACCAGGTGATGCAACCATACTACATAGGTCACCCTGTTCAGTACCTGGTTTACAATTGTTTCTTAGATAAGCGCTTTTACCTGAAGACATTATTGACCCCATAAATGTTGATACGGGTTCAATAACAATATTTGAATCTCTTAAATCAAAGTCTACTCTTGTTATTCCTACGTCGCATTGGTCCCCAACACCCCAAAAACTTGATACTGATAATGTTTTTGCCTGTGTAACTAATTGCGGTAGTGACGCCAAATCTGACGAACTTTTAAATTGGTTCCCATCAAATTGTTTTTCTGTTGCTCGACCCATTCTTATTAAATCAGTAGGTCTTAAAGAAAAACAACCCATATCAGATAAATCAACATCCAAAAAAACTGTTTGGTTACCTAGTGGAACACCAACAATCATATAGTCACCTGATTCATTAGTTTTTACGGTATACTTATAATATTTTTCATAGATTGATAATACTTCTTTTCTTGTTGAAACATCTTCTCTGGTTGGGAATGTTCCTGTTGCAACGTGTCCATCATATGATGGTGTGTAAGGTAATAGGTTATATCTATACCCGTCTTCGTTTTTAGTTGAAATATCTTTGTATGGGTATAAAGTTGATATTATAGGGTCGTTTTCGTCTATAGCGTCCAAAGGTACAAAAACAGAAACTTTGGCGTTAGGTACACCAAATCCACCGTTAGCAACAACCCTACCAACAATTACCCCATAGTCAGAACAAAATCTTCGATAAACATCTGATTGTGTAAGTTTCAAAGATAAAACTTCCAAAAAATCAAAATCTTGGTCAATTTGTACTCTTATTGATTTATCTGAATTTTGAAACCCGTCAACAGATGTTCTTATCCTATAACTTTTTGGCATATGATTTTGTTTTCCATAAATAGTTTAAGTATGATTTTAATAAAATAATAAAAGAAGAAACCTTGTGAAGATTACTGTAAAACTCTAACCCCGATATCTTTGTTTGGGTATCTTATTTGATAAAATTCTGTAGGTTGAGCATATATTATATCATTCACTAATTTAATTTTTTTTGTTGCCGCGTCTTCATATTTCTGTGTTGTTTGTGACGTTGAGTAATTGCCTCCAACTCTGTTGAAAACGTCGACATTTGAGATATTCACAACCCCTTCGATTCCTTGTACAATCCTTTTAATTTCAGATATAAGTACGTCTTGACCTAATTCTCTAGATTGTGGTAACATATATGCATCCACTTGACTTATTATTTGTGATATAATTGCGTTTTGATTATTTGTTTTTGCCAATGTTACAAAAATTTCAAAAGCCAAATCAATTACTTTACCAGTATCAACCTGAATGTAATCATTCATCATTCTATAATTTGACAAATAGTTAGCAACATTATCTTTTAAAACTTGTGGAACATTTTGTGTCATTTTACCACTAGTGTCTTGTGTTAAAATTATAACATTTATTTTGTTGTTGTTTTCAAGAATGCCATATTTTGCGGGTACCCCATATTGACCAGGCATTTTTGTTAGTAAAGAATAGTAATCACCAATTGTAACCGCTCTATTCTGTGAACTAAAATTAAATGTCACTAAGTTTCTTACTTCCTCAATTGACGGTGGGTTTGCACCTCCAATAGCAGCAGTGACATTAGTACACTGTATTGAGTTTCTTACAAAATTTGCGGTTTCTACTGAATTACCATTAACAACAAAATTTACAGTACCAACTGTGTTAATAACATTAACACCAACATTACTTTCTAATCCACCACCAACACGATATTGAATAAACAATGTTGTATTAGCCTTTGGTATAATTCCTAAACTTAAATTGTTTTGATAATCATTTAATCTAAGAGCAACGCCTGTTTGTGCGAAACTGGCTAATTGAGCATTTGCAGAATTATTACCACCACCAAACGTAATCTTCATAAAATTTTCGGGTGTAAATTCGGTCATAAATCTATTGTCAGTTCTAATATATTTTCCTGGTTTTATGTTTGATTGGTCTGTTGGTTTGTTTGGGTCTGGAATAAAAACATAATCTTCAGATAATGTAGGTACTTCATACCATTTTCCTATCGGTGATAAAAAATCTGAATAACTAGGTATATTTGTGTAAGAAATACCGTCTTTTTGAATTACAGATGTAACACCTAATACGTTTCTTTCGGGAAGATACAAACTTAAAAATGGGACTGCATCGGCAGGTGTTATTACTTTTTTGAAAACTTTTGTAATACCGTTTACTAAAACTTCTCTCTTCGTTATTCTGTAACCTTGGTTATTACCTTGTGCGTCTTTTATTGTAAGAACTTTTTGGTTTTTTTGACCAGTCGCGCTAAATTCAGATGCGAAATTAATGTCATTTGGGTTTTCAAAAGTTTGTCCCGCGCCGATAAATTGTGAACCAGCTTTTAATACACCCATATAGTCTGCATTAGGATTATCCCCTAACACAGGAACTGTAATTGAAATATCACAAACAACAACTGATGGTCTATTACCTGGTATTTTTAATCCATAAGTTCGAGCAATATTATAAACAGAACTTCTTTGTTGTGCAAATTCTAATACTGTTTCTTGAATACTTCTGTCAATATGATAATGTAAATTATCTGTTACCGCAGCGTTTAAATCCATTAATACCGAATAAACCGATGCATCATTAAAATTTTCAATTAAATCAGGATAATACCTTCTAGTATAATCTATGAGTTCTTGCCTTAACGCGGCGAAATCTCTTACGGTGTATGATATTCTTCTTTCTGCCATTTATTATTAAATATTTATAATTACAAAATCCCTTGATTGAAAGGTATTATCACTAATAGTATAGTCAATCCTCATTTTGGCAGTATATTCTTCGGTTCCTCTTCCAGCCACACGGTACACACCACCACCTAAATTTTCTGTGTTTAATGTTCCTTCTGATTCATATTCATTATATGGTAAAATAATAATATCATTAACAATCAGATTTGGAATGTATTTTGCGACATTATCTCGTATGTCATCTTTTAACGCTTCAAAAGTAATACCGTCTAAAGGTTCAAAAATAAATTCAAATATTTTTGTACCAAAATCGGGTAAATAATAACGACTACCCTTTCTAGTTAATATAAGGTGAATTAAATTACTTCTTATTTCTTCATCAGGATTTTGAGATAGTGATACGTAATCACCTTTTACTGATTCCCTGAATGGAAAATTTATACCATATGTTACTCCATTAGCCATTTTCAATAAATATAGTTGTGTTTCCTTTTTTGTGACGAGGAAAGTAAGGACAATTTTTACATCCGTTACCACAACAACTTCCTCGTTTTAAATGAAACTCTTTTGTGAAGACATATTTTCCATCTTCAATATAAAAATCAGAAGGGGAAAGTTTAGAACCTCCCCCTTCATCATTATGTTGTGATATGTTTTTTTTACTTGATTTCACAAGCTCCACCTGCACAAGCCAATTCACCACTCAAGTCTGTTTCGTCTGTTAACTCAACAACTTTTGTTAAATCGATATTTGTTAAAGATTTAAACATTCTTTCAAATGTTTCTTTATCACAATCTTCGAAAGGTGCTTGTTTATAAGTGTGGTCAGAAAATGGAAGTACCGATAAACCATTATAGTAGTCACGGTTTTCCCACATCCATTCACCAGCCAGTTCCCAATCTTCAGGTTTCAAACTGATTGTTGCTGAAACGTTGTGTGAATTTGAACCGCTTCTGTGTCCATGTCTAACCCATTCTTGTGTTACTTTTTTAACACGGTCCAATAATTGGAATGGTGATTCTGTTCTCAAAATTGCTCCTTCGGGTGCTTTTTGTGGTACAGAAATTACTGCGGTGTCGTGTGGACGGAAAAATTCATCTTCTATTAATTCAGGGTGGTAGATTGCTAAATATTGGTAAATTGCCTCGTTCTTACCAACACGAATTCTACGGATGTAGTAATCATTGTGCCAAGCGTGAATACCTGATGATGTTCCCAAAGTTAATGATGTTGTTCCTGCAGGTTTAACAGTTGTTGTACGAGCAGATTTGTTAATACCAATCATTTCAGCAACTCTTGCGTTTTCTTCTTTAACAAGTTTTGCAGCTTCTTTCATATCATAACCCAAAACAACACCTGAACCAATACCTGTCATTGATACACCAATCAACGCTTCTTTTTCAGTTGTACGTTTCCAAATATCTCTTAAGTAATGGAAATCAGTATAACCTGCTTGTAATGTTCCTATAAAAGCAGCAGCCTTTACACGTTCATTTAAATCTTCTTGTGACTCAATGTCTGATACATTTACTTCACATAAATTACAGAATTGATTTGGTCTCAAAGCAATTTCACAACATGGGTTTGTTCCCCAATCTTTATCATTTGTGAAATAAATACCAGGTTCACCAGCTCCTGAAGCCTCAACTCTTTTCCACAAATCTAAGAAAAATTCTTTTGTGATTTTGTGTCTAACAAGTGCCGCGGAATTATTAGCTCTACCTCTTTGTGGATTTGTTTCCCACCAAGCTCCTGACTTACAAGCTATCATTTCATTGTCGTCTGCCGAGAATAATGAAATCAATGCTGCTCTACGAATACCGCCCGCAAGAACTGCGTCTGCAATGTGACATACCATATCATGAACTTCGATTGGTGCCAATTTTTCACCATCTTCTTTTGCGTCCAACATTCCTTTAAGTTTATGAAGACAATCCTTCAATGGTTGTGGACCTGGTGCTTTACCTCCTGATGTTACAAGTCTTGCTCCTTTTGGTCTAATATCTGAAAAATCAAATTCAGGTGTTGAAAGAGCTTCACCAAAATATGATTTGAATAATACTTTAATTGCGTCAGCCCATCCTTCAATTGAATCTCCGATTAAAAATCTTCTTGTTCTGTTTGGATTTGGTTTTCTAATTTCTGGTAATTTGTCCACATGATGTTTTTGAACTGAATATCCAACACCTGTTCCGCCTAACAATAAAAACATTGTTTCAGCAAATGCGTCTAAGTGGTCGATAGGTAAGTAAGCACAATTGTAGATTCTGTTTGGAGAAATCTCAATTGGTTTACCACCAAATTGCATTGACCTCATTGAAGGTAATACTTTTTTATCGTAAACAAGTTTATATACTTGCATAATCTCGCCACCTAAATGTGGGTACTTCTTGATATGCATGTTCATGTTTCTTGTTACAAGTTCTTCCCACGTTTCTCTTCTGTTAACGTCAGGAAGATACTTTGCGTACTTCATGTAGACAGTTAAGTCTGACAGTATCTTTTGTGATGCGTCCATATAATTTTTTTTCTTAATTTTTTAATTTATTTCTTTTTGTTTTCTTTTTTCGAGTAATTCTTTTACTCTATTTCTATTTCTTTCTTCTTTCTGTTCTTCTAAACCTAAGAATGTAACAGAACTTTCAGTGTCAATTTGCATCAATTCATTGTCAAATTTACAGTTTTCAAACACGATACCATCTTGTCCAATTCTTGATTTGGTAATAGCTATTGTCGCGAGTTTCATTTCTTTTTGTTGGAGACTCTTTGCAACTGAAATAATAACGTGTCCTACTTGTGCCTTTTTGATTGAACCACCCATTTGGTCTGTGGTTACAACATCTGATGAAATTGAGCTTCTGTTTCCTTGTGTTGCAGTCCAACCTGCAACATCAAGTTCGTGACATAGAGCTTCGTAAGCTCTCATAACCGAACCTTCACTCTTCCATTCATCACCTAAATTTTTATCAGGTACAATACAATCAATATAATCCAATACAATCAAATCAATCTTATTGCCTTCGGCAATCATTTTTCTTACTTGATTTTTGATTTGAGACATGGTTAAAGTATCTGAGGGATATTTTTTCAAAATTAATCTATTTTTTGTATTTTCCCTAATTTCTCTAACTTTTTCCATAACTTCTTCTTTGTAGAAAGATAATTCGTCAGGTGCGATACCTGTCCACATTGTGAAGTGTTTTCTTTGGATGATTTTTGGATTGTCTTCAAAAAATATTTGAAGAACATTGTATCCTAAATTAAAAGCGTGGTTTGCAATTTTAGATAGTACCGTTGTTTTACCTACACCTGTTGGAGCCAAAATTACTCCTAATTCTCCCTTTGCTAATCCACCTTTTAACAAATTGTCAATACCTGGGATTCCGATAGGAATTGGGTGTCTGTAATCATCATCTAATACTTCATCTAAGTTTGTAAAAACGTCCTGTTCACCTTCATCTATTTCGCCAACCTGAAGAGCTTTGTTAACCATATCTTCTAATTGGTCATAACTCTCAAAGTCACCCTTATCAATAATTTTTTGAGCCTTAGACATAACTTTCTGTAACTCTTGTTGTTTACAGAATTTTAAAGCTTTTTCAATTACAAATTGGTGACCTTCTAAACTTGAGTCTTTTATTTGTATTAAGGTGTCGTGGACAATTCTTCTTGCCGCTTCTGATGATATTTCGGAACGAGTAAGTTGGTCTAATGTGTCAAATGAAGGAACACTTTCATACTTCGTATAATACTCTTTAATCATCTGTACGATGATTTTAAAGTACTGATTATCAAAATATTTTGAATCTAAAACGTCTACAATTGAACGAGCAAAATCTTTGTTTAAAATAAGTTGATTGATAAGTTGAATCTGAAATGTGTTGCCTAAATAACCGAAATTTTTGTCGTTCCCCATAACTGTGATAATTGACCTGTGTTGATAAATACTATCAATCGAGTTGATAGTTCAAATAAGTGTGTGAAAAATTTTCGCCTGAAAAAATGTCAGTCAAAGTGGATAATATATTTTTTATTTCTGGTCGTATATCCACAGTGTATCTAGCCTTCGGAGGGTATGGTTTCGCATCAAAACCTCTATGACAAATTGTCTGTTCCCCAAGTTTAATTGAAACATAAAACCACTCGGGTCCGTCTGTTTTTGAAGTGTTCATAACCGAAGGGTCGTTGATAATTAATTCCATGTTTTCACACATGTAATCACCAGTCTTAACCCAAAGTTGGTCTTGTAAAATTTCACAAACCCACTTAAGTGTGTCATTAATTTCCAAACTATAACGAACATCTTCGTTAAAGTTTTTTACATTAAAAAATCTCTGTACAACGATGTTGTCGTTTAGTTTAACTAAAAACTCAAGTTTCGTCGCATCTACCTGTTTTTCTTTCATATCTATTAATTTTTAAATCGTTTCTTTTCTTTTCTTGTTAACTTTAATATTGGTTGTAAAAATTCTACCCAAGCGTCGTCTTTATGTGGAAGATATTTGAAGAATCCATCTTCTATCATCATTTTCATCAGATTTTTGTACCCCCTACCTTCAGGGTCCAAATTCTCTGAATAATAAAGTTCTACTTCTGATTTTGCGTCTTCTGTAATAATTGGGTTTGACAAACTGACAATCTTCTTTCTGATTGTAAAATATTCTTCTCCGTAGGTTCCTGTTTTGGTAACACCTGATAGTAGGTTCTGAAGTGGTTTGCTTTTGATATCATTTGCAAGTAATTGTTTTCCCTTTTCCAAAATATCGTTTATTGTCACAATATTATCAACCACCTCAGGAAAATATTTAACCAATTTCTTTTCACCAAAGTTTTGAATACCTTCAATGTTATCGGATTTGTCACCCAATAATACTTTAATCAATTCAACGTTTTGTACGGGAATTTCTATGGTACCAATTTTAACCTTATGTTTGTCTGTAACCCATTGTTTCGCAATGGGTGAGTAGATGTGTACCTTACTTGAAATAAGTTGTGTTAAATCCTTGTCTGATGATAATATGGTTACTTTTTCATCACTGATTTGACAGTAGTGTGCAATTAAGTCATCACATTCGTGGTCGTCAATACACACTTGTCTGACGAACATTTCTTCCAAGTATTGTCTTACTCTATTTTTCTGATAATAATAAGATTCTTTCTTATCTTCATTCATCGTCATGCGACGATTTTCTTTGTATAAAGGATAGAGTGCCTTTCTTTGGGATGCATTATTATTTCCGTCCCAAAATACTACAATTTTATCGTAGTTATAATCTGATAGAAATCTTTGAATTACATTAATGAAGTGGTAAATTCCACCAATATGTCGACCTTCATGGTAGAAATCTCTAACACCATGAAACCCAATCTTAAATAAGTTGTCTCCGTCAACTACTAATGTTTTTACCACTTCAGTTTATTATTCTAAAACCCTATCTTCTTTTTCTTCTTTCAAATCGAAATCACCATCGGTTCCGATAATTTGACTCCAATAGTCAGCGTATTCTTTTTTGTAAGCCTCAATAGATGCTTTTTCTTCTGTTGAGTCTTTTCCTGCCAAGAACCCGTGTGGTGTTACGATAATTTTTCCGTCTTCATATCCCAAACCATTGATGTGGTTTTTTAATACGGATACTTTACTACGAATTGCAAACTTAACACTACGTTTGTCTTTTGTTGCGGTAATTTTGTTTGTTCCCGCACCTTTTTGGTTTCCAAATAAGAATACCAAAGATGAATTCAACCAAATTGCTTCACCACCTTTTGCCTTAATTTTTGGTTGACCAAATGGATTGTCAGGAAGTTCAACCCATGGCTGATTAATAATAATCAATGTGTTTTCATGTTTTGAATCTGATTTTCTTGAACCTGAAATTCTTTGGTTGATACCCATACCAATCTTGTCGGCAAGAACCGCAGCGTTGTGTTGTTTTCCTCCTTTTCCTTCGTAAGTCATCTTACAAGGAACTGAACCTACAGAATCCCAAATAAAACATAAATCATAATCCAATTCACCTTTTGTTTGAGCATCCAACAATGAATTTATATAATCAGTAATTTCTTCAATGTAGTTGAAGTTATTGTTGAATATATAAAATCCGTCCCAATCTGTTTCACCTGTTTCTTCGTCAACAACTTCTTCACATTCAAATCCCATAAGTTGTGCGTGCTCAAAACTCCACTTTTGTTCGGTAATAATAAACACAGGTAAAACACCCATCTTTTGTGCCGCCACAGCCGCTTTAACCGCAGCAGTGGTTTTTCCTGTATCCGAATGTCCCAAGAACATATTCAAGTGTCCTATTGCAGGACCAGGAAGTCCAACCGCATCCAAGAAATCTTTTCCTAAGTCAAGATACCTTTGCGGTTTGTATTTCGCCGAAGTTGAGAACTTCTTCTTCAACGAACTAAAATCATTTTTCTTTATTGCCATTGTCTATGTGTTTTTTTTTTGTTAAAAAATAAAAGCATGGACACAATGTCTATGTATGTGTCCATGCTTATTTAAATTAGAATGGTAATTCCTCGTCAGCATCCATTCCCGCTTGTGGGTCTGAATAGTTTGCCTTACCACCAAAAGATTCACTTGCCTCGTCACCGTAAACGTATTTCTTAGCTTCTGAATCCCAACGTGGAACTTCACCACGAGCGATAGCCTCCAAATACTCTACAGGTTTTTTAGAATACACATCTTCCCAAGTTGTTGTGTCATTCTTCCACTCTTCCAATTGAGCTTTGTCAGCTGAAAGTGCACTTGGGTCATCGTGCATGATTGTTTGAATTGTGGTATATTCTTTACCTTTTGGGGTCTTAGATTTTACCAACTGAATAATAAGGTCTCTGCCTTCATTAACATCTGTGATGTTTCCTTTAGACCTCCAAATTGGGATAATTTTGTCCAACACACCATCTTGTTTGTAGTTGTGTTTAAAACGCCAGAATTTTACACCTTCATCTTCGTGGTCTCTGTCGATAACCTTAACGATGTAAAATTTACGTGCCTTATATTGTTTAGCAAGTTCTTTGTCAGACTCCTTGCCTGTTTTCATAAGTTCTTCATAAACTTCGGTTAGAGGTGAACGACCACCTTCGTTTTTGTCGGGGTCATAGAATTTGTTGTAAACTCCATTTACTTGAATTTCGTGGAACCATACTTCTTTGAATGGGGAACCACCATCTGTGGTAGGAAGGATTCTAATTCTTCTTTGTCCTGAATTTTCTCCTTTAGGTAGAATTGCCGCGAAATATCGCTTCATTCTTTCCTCTTGTGTCATCATTGGTGAATCACCAAATGGTTTTGTGTTTTGTTCGTACTGCGCCAATACGGCATCAAATGTTGAATCTTGCATCATATCTTTGTTAATTAAACTTTATATTAACAAGTATAATAAAGAAACTTAAGAAATCAAATTAGTTCGCCAAACCTTGGTCAAAAGTTTTTCTAATTTCTCTTGTGTCAACATCCTCAACATCTTCAGGTTTTAAAATGTATTCATTTTTCCCTGTTTCTTCCATTTCACCTTTTTTGTCTTCAAAGAAATCGGTAAGTTTTTGATTAAAAGGATAAGAATCTAAAGACCTTAGATGTAATTTTTCTTCGGGTGATTTTGGCCTATATTTTTCAATTGAATTTTCAAGACTATTAATTTTTTCAAAAATAGAATCCATTTGTGCTAATTTTTGGTCTAAGTCATCTAACTTAGACATCATGGAACTCATATACTCTTCTTGTTTTGATTGAATGTCTTTTTGTGATTTTACTAATTCTGTAATATCTAATTCTTCAGTTCCTGTACCTTCATCACCTGTTTCAGTTGTTGTTTCATCATCGGTTACTTCTTCAACATCAGGGTCATTGGCAATATCAATTGGTTGGCCAGGTTCCGCGCCAGGTTCTGTTGGTGGCGGTGTTGCACCACCCAAAGTAGCATCTTCAGGTGCAGGAGTTGGTGGAACGTCTCCCGCTGGTGGTGGAACGTCTTCAGGTGCAGGAGGTGGTGGAACGTCTTGTTCGTTTATGTACCTATTAATTTGATTATGTCTACTTAATTCTTCAAGTAATGCTTGTGAAACTGTTTTTTTCATGATATTAATCTTTTAGTAATGTTTTAACACCTGTTGGTGTTTCAACCTTGAGTGTTTTATTTAATTTTTTTGTATTGTCAACTCTCTCTATTAGACCGTCTTTCATTCTCACAGTGTAACAATCACCAGTTTGTAAATCACAAACTTCTTTATATCCATTTCCTAAATCTTTTTCAGCAATAACCGTATCTTTTTGAAGATAGTTATCTAATAATGTTTTAAGGTTATTCATACTTTTTTTATTATAAATATAATCATTTATCTAATTAGAACAATTTTAATATTTTAGCTTGAGATAATGCCCACGAAGCTTTGGTTTTCCAAGTTTGATAATTTGAGTCTTCGTTATATGTTTTAACAACACTACCTGATGTATACCAAGTATTGTAAAATAATTCAATAAAATTGTCTATTAAATTTTCTTCTGTCCCATTTACAAAATCAAATCCATTAAACTTTTCTTTTATTTTGTTTTCATAAAAACCTCCTACAAAATCTATGTTGTCTCCAATAGTCTCAAAACTTGCAAATGGTCTTTGAGTACCACTAGATGAATTTAAACATCTACAACCATTAACTTTTTTAGGTAGTTCACCGTTAAATTGAACGTCTGTTATTACACCCCATAAATTGTTTTGTTTATATGTCATTGGAATTGTGATATCATTAGTGTCATAATTTTGTAAGAACAACATGCAAAAAAGATATGTTCGTAAAACACGAATGTCGTTGGTGTTTGCCAAATATTTTTGCGATAATAATTTTGAAAGAGCTGTTGGAGTTATTGTTGATTCGACATATTTTTTTGTTTCTAAACTACCAAAAACAGGATTTATGTTTTCAAAACAATCTTGTACATCTATGTTTGAAGCATTTACAATAAATCCTAAATAAGGAATTGTACCATTTAATATAAAATTTTTACCTTCTTGTCCTGTAATGTATTGATTTAGATTATTATCAAAGGTTACAAGTCTATTACTTGTCACTAACTCCTTAACTTTGTTACTTAATTTTTTTGAGAAATTTTCATTTACACTTGCCAATTCATCTGAAATTGTAGTATTAATGTTAGCGGAAATTCTTTGTCCTTCAAATTCAGTACTAAAACTACCTGAAGAAATATTATGTTTTACATTTCTTACAATATATGTTCCATTAAACATCGGCATGTGTCTTAATACAAAATACATTGTTGGTTGAATCATTACGTTACCAAATGTCTTAACTGAACAGTTATATGAACGGTTTTTATAAAATTCAAAAAGCGCGGTTGTTTGTTGCATTGTTTTTTTACCCGCACCTTGGTTACCCATATCGATTATTGTTTGTATTTGTTCGGATGATGTTACACCTTGTTCTTGATTTATATCAACAGATTTAAAAACACTTTGATTCATAGTTGCAAAATCAACAACAAAACCAACCGCTTTATTGTTTCTAACCAAATTGTTGTTACCACCTGTTTGTCTTATTGGGTTATTTGTAGGATTACCTAAATCAAAACCATCATCCTTAAAAGGATAATTTGGGTCACTATCTAATTGTAGTGTTTGTGAAGGTCTATCAATATATTGACATAAGAACTTTGGTGCAAATGATGTAAAATCAACATAATTATATGTACCAAACACATCATTTGCATTATTCACAATTGATTGTGTTCTTTTTCCGTCACTACTACTTGTAATACCGTAAAAATTAATATACGCAGGCATTACTAAGAAATTCATTCTGTTATTAGAGAGTACCTCTCTTATTAAACTCATTATTGAAGTTGATGCGTTATCCCAAGAACAGTATTTTCGAATTGTATCAGTGTTAATTATTAACTCATCGCCAATATCTCTGTTTGCTCTATCAAAAAATAAAAATTCTTCAAATAAAAATTTCTTTGTGTAGTCTGTACCTGAAACCCATTTGTCATTTATCGCCTTAAAAAGTTCATACTGTTCGAGTTTTACAATGTCACCATCTAATGTAGGTGATGTTCCTTCAACGTTGGCTTGTTTAATGTCGCCTAATGAAGGTAATTTACTTCTTAACATTAATTCAACCGATGAGCGTTTGTTTTCCAAACCGTTTAAAAAGTTTGAAATATCTTGAGAAAAATTAGTTGTGGTATAATTACTATTTAAATTTTTCTGTGTTGCATATATCTTAATTAATGGTGCTAAATTTTCTATGTTAGGTACACTAAATGGTTTGTTATTATCAATAAAAAAATCATATATTGTTGATGTTTCACCATAACTAATTCCGTCTATTGTTGAAAACCCTACATTCTTATATAAAGTATCCCATTCTGTTTTATACAAACTTTTAGATTGAGCTAACGTTAAAGTACTACTAGGTAATTTTGCAGTTCCATCAGTATATGTTCCACCATAAAAGTTTTGATTTCCTTGTGGTATAAATGTTGGGTTGTTTGAAAAATTACCAAATTGTTGTCTATTAAATTTTTTTGGATTACCTATTTTAACGTGAACATCTATACTTATAAACTTTTCAATTATTTGTGATATTAAGTTAGATTGGTCAGTAGCAATTCCGTTATCGGATATTTGACTTGTTTCTAATATAAACATTTCTTTTAATACGTTTATAATACTTTTGTATTTTGAATCTATTTCACCAGGTTGGAATATATTAGATTCACCGTTCCTTTTACAAAATTCTTCAAATTCATTTCCAAAAATATCCAATTGTTCTTTTGTAAAAACACCAAATAAATCTTCAATACTTGAGTACTCTGTACCCAAAGTAAAATCTTCTTGTCTATCTAAATTTGGATTAACATATTTCATATATTCAAATGGTGTTGGTTTTTTAATTTGTGAATTATCAAACCAACCATAATTTGGTGAATTCCAATATAATCTAGTTGTGCCGTTATACATTGAATTAGAATTAACTAATTCAGAGTAAGTAACATTTTGATTTTTTTGTAATTGACTTCTAAGTTCAAAATAACTTTGTTGGAATGGTATGTACCCAGATGATGGGAATATCATTTTTTTATTTAGACTATTTGTACCCAAATAATTTGTGTATTCATTTGTTATATTTAAATAAACATAATATGAAGTTATTGGTCCGTCGGGGACTGTTGGAAATGGAGATGATGCAATGACTTTCAAAGTATCAAAAATAGGATTGGAATTTAAATCAAAATTACCCCCTGTTTCATATGTTGGAAACAAATTTTGATTTGTTAAAACTTTATAAAAACTATTAATTAATAAAGGGTAAAATCCACTTTGTATTGATGTTCCATTATTCAATTGGAAATTATGTGGACTATCCGTATTTGTTCCGTAAAAAATATTGTATATCTTGTTAGGATTTGAATTTAATGGGTCGTAAGCTTTCTTGTAGTCAAAATTTTTCCAAATAGAATCTAATATGTCGACATTTGTTTCAATATATTTTTTATATCTAAACCATACGGAACCAAGTTTTAAAATCCACGCATATGGTAATTTGTGAACAGCAGAAAACTTATTTAACCCTGCAAAAATATAATCACCTATTGTTTCAGACGCCAAATACCTTTCATACAGTGTTGTCAATGGTAATGAATTTAAAAACAAATAACCTAACTTTGTTAAATTATCATCTGAAGATGCCGACTCTATTATTGCGTTTGAAAAATATGGTGTATTTAAAATATTAACAGTTTGTTTTGTATTTACATTATTATCAGTGGTATAAGTAACATTACCTTCTAAATAATTTTTATCGGCAGATGAGTATCTTATTTCATAAAATTGATTTATTTTTTGATTGT